AAGCATTGTAGTCTTAGCATCTGGGAAGAAGGCTACCTCTGATGCGTGAAGCTTTGTAATTGTACTGGAACGACCAACTTCACCTGCGCCAGCGGTAGCTACCTGTATTGTACTACGCATACCAGGGTTGACACGCTTATCACTATCATCGTTGGTTGGGTTTTCAAATGAAAGTATTTTACCATTGTTATATTTCTTCAACGGTCTAATCTCATCAGGCAATTCTTCGTAGTACATTTTAGACATTTTGAATAAATTAAGTGATGCGGCTTCTTCATGCGCTATGATGAGACTACGTGTTAATGGTCGATTTGCAGATTCAAAAAATATTTTGCCTTCAATGTAAGTAGACATTCCCATTTGTCTAGCCTTGAGTATTATATATCTTCTAGGTATTTGGTTGTCTATACAATATCTATCTATATTTTCCATTATGATTTGTGCTTCATTTAATTTAAAATTAATAAGCTCACTATTTTTATCTCTTATACGTAAAAAGTGCTCACTATACCAAGCAAAATCATTCTGTATACGCCAGTAAAATAACTTTTCCTTACTTAATCCTTTTGGTGGAATTGGAGAGATCGAGGAGCGAGTAGCAGTCCTCATAAGTTCATCTAGTTTTTGTTTATTCATCATCAAGCACCTCATAATCATCAATTGACAAATCAATAATATCAGCCATCTTCTGTTCAAATGTACGTACCGTTTTATCAATCTTAATCTCATTACGAGTTTTGTGTCCACCTCTGTCTAATACGTCTTTAACTGCTTGTAGCGCTATTGCGTCAAGCGGCGAATCAATAAGTTCACACAATCTATTCATAGCCTTTTCAGTCATTGACTTTAATCCTATTTCTACAAACTTATGTTGTTCTTTTTGCATTTCATCTATTGCTTGTTGTACTATTGGGTCTTTTAGATAATTTCTAACCGTATTCAAATGTATACCCATCATATCTGCTATCTTTGCTTGACTGTATTTACCAGTCATATATAAATGAATGAATGATTGTTTTCTAGCATTTAATTCTGTTATAGCTAATTCATTACTCACAACTATCACCACACAATTCAGTTAAACAATAATATGCATCCATAAAATCATACTCATCAAAATAATTATATAAAAAGAAATCATCTATGATTTGCTTTAATATATCAGCGTAATGTATAGCATCCTTAATGTCCTTTGTGCATTTCATATTAACACCTCCGTTAATCCGCAACCTCACATATACTAATCATTTCATTTACAACCTCTACAGATACATCGTCATCAAGCTTAACGGAGTTGTGGGGTAGATTATATGTTAAACCTTTAACTTCGATTGCATCAGTGTTTGTTTTGCGCAGAGCGCCTTGCGCATCAGAAGAAGTATTTGCTAATTTATTAATGTAAATAATTAACTCTATATTTATTAATATTGATGTTGCTAGTATGAAGCTTAACATATAATCACCTCCACTATTACAATATTATTTACACTTACCTCCTTTACCTTTTTTGCCACCTTTTCCTTTACATGCCATAGTTGTCACCTCACTTTTTCTTTATTGGTTTAGTGCCATTCTTTCCATTCTTACCATTACCACCTTTGAGTTGATTTCCTATTTTACCTCCATTCATTTTAGCCATCTCATCACCTCGACAAAAAAAAATAACAAATCATATAAATAATAATACTAATAGAGCGTATAACGTATAAGCGTTATAGCGTCTAAAGCGTATATATTTCATATGATTTGTTATTATTTTTTATTGATTTGCTGTTTTTGCAAATCCATCTTTTAATTTTTATTATGGTTTGGCTTTTCAAGCCTACGTTATTATCTCTTCGAATATAGTGCGAGCAGTCACCCTTTTATAATATTCTGACATTTTACGTATAAATAAAGTACATGCTGGTTAATACATAAATTAGGACTTTAGTCCTAGTATAGGTAATTAGTCCTAGTACACATATTGGTATATACAGGTTATTAAATAACACTTATAAGCTTTTATAATGTTATGACTATTCAACTACACTTCTAAGGTGTTCAGCAGTAGCATTGTAGTAATGATTTTGTATCATTTGTAACCCTTTATGCCCAACAACTCTAGCTATCTTCACGCTATCGACGCCCCGAGCTATAGCATTAGTAATAAACGTTCTACGATATTGGTGAAGTGAATTAACATTTACACCTCTAGCTCTATGATAAGAAAACATAGTTTGTTGCATTGTTCTAGTTCCTATTGATTTGCCAGTTACACTTTGTATTACATTGCCAGAAGTTGGAAATAGTCTGTTATATGTATATAATACTTTTGCTAATTCATTATTCATAGGTATTACATATCCATTAGAACCTTTAACTTTGTTTAGTGTTATAATTTTAGCTTGTAAATCAACATCATCCCACATCAACGCTAATAAAGTAGCACCACGCATACCTGTATTTGCTAATATATTAGCTGCGAGCCAGGAGCGCCACGTAGTATATGTATCTTTTTTATTAGGTTTTTTTAATAATTTAGCTAATTCTTCATCACTAAATACATCTTTTACATCATTCTTTACTTTACTCATTTTAATAGGTATTTTGTCTATTATGTCTAACTCATTATAGAAGTAATTTAATACTACTCTGATATGCCTCATGTAGTTATTAACGGTGTTTACGCTAACCCTCGAAAGCAACTCTAGCTTATATTTCTTTAGCGCGGAGGAGGTGAGTTGTTCTACACATTTAATACCTGCATCACGCACAAATTGCTCCCATACTTTACGATATGTTTTTATACTAACATCACTTAATCCTTTCAATTTACAATCCAATTCAAATTCCTCATACAAACTCTCAATTTTTTGCATAAAAAAACACTCCTT